GTATATATCTGTAAATAAATTGTGGAGTATATTAAGGACATTTAAGTCATAATTTAGCCATCGTATTTCTTTAAATCCAATATAGTCATAAGAATATGATTGATGAAAAAATTTATGTATACAGTCTAAAAGATGTTGTTTGATGGTATCTAATTGTAATTTATTGTCATAGAAAAAGGCATTTGATAGATATTTCTGATGTAGATATTTGGAGAAAGTATCTGTTTTTTTATGATGATTTCTATTTTTTAGTAAATCAATTTTATGTATAGACTCTAGAACAGATAGTACGAATCCTTCATTTTCTCCATATAAATGAAAATTATGGAGAGTATTTAGAAAATTCATGGTGGAAGTAGACGCACATCTACCAGCCGACATGATAATAACAAACTTCTGTGTTTTAATTACCATTTGTCAATAGGACATTTTTGATCTTTCCAAGCTAATTTATTAAGCAATATTCGCTCTTTATTAATATTGCATCCACAAATCATACATTTAGCATTCTTGCTATCAAATTTATTGCAAGAACTGCATATATTATGTCTATGATTAATTAATCTTTGAGAACTTTTTGGAGAACCATGTATGATATGCATAGCCCAAGATTTTAAAAATCTATAAATTCTTCGCATCGAATTTGTTCTTTTCTTCTTTTAGCGGATAAAAATTATTATTTTGATCAACAGCAAAAATTGGCGTTTTACTAACAATGTCTGATGCCTCAAACCATCTTGGTGATCCATCAGATAGTTTATATGCTAATCTACTTCCGTCTTTCTTAAAGTCTATAGTAAGAAAAAATAATGTATCATCTGAGATAAAACAATCCCCAGGATTTAATTCTTCAATATAATTCATCAGAATTTTCCCAGTCTTCCCATATCTCTTGTTGTTTTATATCCTGTAGTTTGTGTTTGAACTGTTTTTTAGATCTATATTCAAACTTTTGTTCCTCAGATATATCCTTGAGACTTTTCTTTTTTTCGAAATTTTTCTTTCGAAATCTTTTACCGTTTTTATCAAAATCGTCCATATTGTTTATCAAAGTGATTGTTTATATTATTGTAGGGTATTGTGATGGATTTGTCAAGAATAACTACTTATTTTTTTTTATCCAGTCACTAAAGATGCTGATTCTTGTATGACATCCCTCGTCGGAATATGAGGAGTCTGTTTTTTTATCCCTGGCCATTACAAATGAATTAACACCAGCTAATTTTTGATTGATAAACAAACCCCCACCACTATCCCCACTTGCTATTAAAAATTCTAGTGAAGTTTTGGATTTTTCGCTGACTCTAGATGGGGAGCAGACTATCACATGATCAGAAATGTAATCAATGATATTACTACCGCCTCTTAATTGATTATCGTATTTATGGGCTCCACTTATAAAAGTACCAGTAAAACCTATACCAACAATCGAGCATATCTTTCCCACCTCATTATCTTCTGTGTATAAATCTGGATAGTAATTTAATCCAATGTCTTCATCTAAATATCCTATTGCTATATCAAATTTACCTGTTTTATTTTCATCAAAGTCTTTATGACATATAATTTTATCAATTCTAATAGTACGATTATTAATAAAAACTTTTCCTCTTTTCATTTTAAGCACAACATGTGCCGCTGTAATTATTCTTTTATTTTCTATAGCGGTAAATGATCCACAAAATTCTGTATTGTCATCATTGGTTCCGCATATTTTACCAACAAAAGGAAAATCTTTAGCGTATGTTAGATATTCTTTATCTGGAACATTTGGGTCTATAGTTCCGGCATAACAATTAAATGAGAAAAAAATACTGATTAGCAATACTATATATAGCATATTAATAATCTCATATAATTATATACACCTAAAAATTATTATGATAAAACTTCTGAAGCTATAAGACAGCCTTTAGATACGGCATGTAATGGATCCGATGAATGTACTACATCCTTTACTGGTAAAGGAAAATTATTCTCGTCAAGCTTATTTTTAAATAGGTCAATATATCCTTTTGCTTGAGATGTTCCTCCAGCAATAACTATCTTAATTGGATTTTTAAATTTGGGTAATAATTTATGATTTTTTAATGCTACGGACAATTGTTTTGTAGTATAATCAATTAATCTTTCATAATACGCAGAAACAGCGGCAAGCACAGGGTTGTCGTTGGGTTCGCCAATTTTAAAATCACCACCCTCCTTCTCTGCCTGAACAACACTATCGGGTTCTCCAGTGGCTACGGCACTCATACGATCAATCCAGTCGCCAGACTTGGTAGTGCTGAATACAACCGTAGGCTCCCCATTTAACATAACGCAAACATTGGTCATACCAGCACCACAACTAATACCAATTCCAGTATAATCATCATTATCCAATTCCGCATAGCACAAAGCTTCTGCTTCATTGATTGATCTAGCATTATAACCACATTCGGATAAAACAGTTTTGACTACATCTTCATGGTATCCAACATCAAAATCGTCATCTTCTTGATCTACTGGTTGTGCAGGAACGCAGAATACTAATTTTTCGCCGGGTTCTGATGCTGTACCTACTACTTCTTTTAAGATAAATGCAAGTATTCTTTTAGCATCTTTTTCTTTTGCTGATACTACGCCTCTATACATTGGTCTTTTAGCAGTATCGTTTCTTTCGATAGCCTTTTCTATAGCATCTTTGCCTAGAAGTATAAAAGACCCGTCTGTATCTTTTATGAACACTTTGCCTGTTAATCCTTTTTCTATCATTTTTGTAGCGACAGGGGTTGATGGTTTTATTATATAGAACGCATCTCTAAAATCTCTATAAGAGATACCACCCGATGAATGTTGCGATAATACTATATAACTAGTACCGACGTCTAAGCCTTTAGCCATAATTACCCCTTTATATTTTTGAGTTTATTAATTGATTCTGATATATTATCGTTGGATTGTTTAATATCTCCAAGTTTAGTAAATTTTTTTTCCATTTTTGATGTATCAATATCGACAACAAATTTTTTACTATCAATTTTAATTTGTTCTAATTCGTTTTGAGTATTTCTATCTAAAAATGTCTTTTTCTTTTCTTCACTCCTGAGTGTTTGTTGTGGTTGTAATGGTCTTATATATCCTAAAATATATCCTATACAAAAAAATAATATGATTAATAATAAATGTAAATTACTTATCATTATTTTCTAACCATTTTCGATAACGAATTTTATCATAACCTATCAATCTGCTTTTTTCTATTTTATGCTTCAGAATTCTGGAATCTGGTATTGATGAAACTTGATATTCTTTTTTAAGATCTTCTCTTTGATCAATATCAATAAAACAAACAATATACTTATCTGTTTCTTTAGCATATACTCCTTTATCAATGTCCTCTTTTAGTATAGAACAAAATTTACACCAATCCGCACTAAAAACAACCAATACTGGCATTTTAGAAGATTCTGATAATGCTATAGCATCTTCAAAATCTTTAACAGAAATACTGGTGTGAACAACAGTAATCGCAAATAATAGATATAATAATATTGTCTTCATATAAAATTCTCCAGTATTATAATACCCTAAAGAACTATATTTGACTATATCTTAATGTCGCCTAAAATTCTACCTTTGTGTGTTCTATGAACAAAACCTTTTCTTACTAGATAAGGTTCAATACTATTCTCTATAGTTTCAATGGCTATGCCGCTCATTGAAGAAATAGATTTTAATCCTAAAGGATTACCCTTAGATTTCTTAAGTATCTCAAGATACATTCTATCGTATACGTCAAGACCGTAAGAATCTATTCCCTGAATTTGAAATATTTGATCAACCGTTTTATCTTCTAGATTGCATGATTTATAATTTTTATACCAACTTAATCTGGCATTCAGAATTCTTGGAGTGCCCTTACTTCTTTTGGCTATCTCCAAAAGATCATTTTTGTTTATCATTAGTCCGAACTTTTGTGCATTCAATCCGGCTAGTTTTGCTAGATCATCATCGTTATAGAATGATAAATGCTCTTTAATTTGAAATCTATCATAGAATGGCTGGCTTAAACTTCCGCCACTAGTAGTGGCGCCAACAATAGTAAAAGCGGGAAGATCAATCGCTTCTGCTTTGTTATCTATAGTTAGATTAAGAACAAAATCTTCCATTACAGGGTATAGAAATTCCTCAACTAATTTTGGTAGTCTATGTATCTCATCAATAAATAATACTGAACGTGGTGCTATACCCATAAGATATGGGATTATATTTTTTACGTTTCTCAAATTAGCAGCATTGGTGGTATATAGATTAACATCTAACTCTGTTGCTATGGCACTTGCTATTGTTGTTTTACCAAGACCAGGAGGCCCATCAATTAAAATGTGTGGCATTACTGATGAAGTATTTTTACATCCGTAAACACACACTCTAAGCCTATTCAATACGTCTGTTTGTCCAACTATATCATTGAACTTTGTTGGTCTAAAACTATTAGCCATTATTTTCTCCAAATGATTTAAGTGCTGTTTTTATTAATTCTAATTGATCGTCTGTAGGATTTATAATATACGCTTGTTTGATCAAATTTGATGCTTCTTGCTTGGTAAATCCATAATCTATAAGAGAGTCTATACAAGTATTTAGCATTGATTCAGTAAGTTCTTGTTTATTTGAATCTGAAATTGATTTTTCTTGCGAAAGTCTTGTATTTTCATCATATTTAATTTTGATAGTCTTGATTAGTTTAGGTCTAAATACTGTCCCACAGTAACAAACTATACGAAAATTTTTGGTCTTTGTTTCTAATAAAGATATCCAATGGTATTGACCACAGACTTTATTAGGACATATATATTTAAGATGAGCATCAATATCAATCGGTTTCTGGAATTTCTTTATTTTTATCATTATCTTTGATCCAAAAAACAAAATCTTGACTTTCGTTATCGAAGGCTGTATCTAAAATACCCTTATTAACTAGACTATTTAATATATTGCTAACCATCCTGTCTGATAAAAGCTGAACTAATTCCATGAATTTATTATCACTAATCAAATATCTAGTTTTTTTCGTTATATCATTTGTTTGTTTTCTTAAAATATTAAATGCTATAGCCAATGATTCTGATTGTGACAAAACTTGGTCAAACTCATCTTGTTCTTCTGGTTTAACATTGTCTATTAGCATATCAATAGGGTCGTCGGTTTTATTTTTCCCGAAATTATTGAATACTAAAATTCTAGTTGATTTGACGAAACCTTCAACGTCTTTTATTTCGTACCACCGATTATTCATAAAATATCCTAATTAAGTATTTCAAATAATCCTTTATAGTATCGCGGCTGACTAATAAAATACCTAGCATGACTCTGTAAGTGTAAGACATATTCATTCCCTAGTTTGTCATGTACAAAATATTTAGTTTTCCATACAGGCTCGTTATGATGATTGTTCCCCAAATACAGGAGAGAGTTTCCTCCACTCACTGTATTATGGGAGAACAAATCATTCACAGGAAACGAAACAGGAGAAAATCCTTCTGGAAGAAGTGGTGTAAAGTTTACCAAATCATCCATCATTTTTTTTATCCAGTCTGATAACGATCCATAAGGATTAACATCAAATTTGAAATAAAACTTTTTCCAATCTGACTGACTATAGTCATTGTCATGACTATCATCATAGTCATCATAATCGCTATATGGATCATCGTCATATGGATTATTCATTTTAGCCTATACAAAATTTGTCACTGATCTGATTAGCCAAGTCTTTGGCCGCACTACTTAGGAATCGATTATTGCTAAAGTATAGCGGTGTGCTGACTTGGTTTAGGAACTCGACCACGGTTTTTAAGAGTCTGGTCTGCTGACCGTCAAGGTTTAAATCCTCGTCAGGGATCGACTCCTGTTCGTTCACGCGACCAACATATACCGGCATCGGATCGCCATGAGCAACGTTAACATCGTCATTCTCATCGCCGGTATAATTGCAAAACGCTTTTGCTTTAGCATTTAATGTCTGCATAGAATTCAGAATATCAGCAGCAACATTTGCTGATACCGGAACGCCCGTAATATCAGATTGCTTATAAGCCTTGGCGTATCCCTTGTACCATTCGTCGCTGCATTTTTCAGGAACGATCTGTAGCGTTGCTGGTTGACCAGTAAGTGCCGCTTTAAGATCAGCAACATTTATTGGAGTGCCAGTGCTGCCGGGAAGGATGCTGGTAAAGTACGGAGTCTTACCTTCCCAACCTTTACGCCACCAAGTATATGGAACACGATAAATCTGATTGGGTTTGATCGCTCTTGGATCACCACCAAAGTAATTTACCAGTTTCTTCTGCAAGCCGTTCCAGAATGTTTTATTTCCTCCAACAATCTTACGACTAGCATCATCAAAAATCCAGTAACATTGATACCCGTTACGAGTATCAATAACCCAACTAGGCTTTACTGGAAATTCATTGATCTTTTTTAGAAACTGCTTCTTTTTATTCATCACAACACTGGGCTTAAAATACTTACCTTGATCATCTCGCCCAGCATCCATATCACAGAAGCAGCAAGTAAATTGCTTAATCGCGTACAGTTTGCGACCACCATTTACATAAAAATAAACATCGGAATTATTATTGATATTAGCCTCCATAGCCTCATTAGGATCGCTAGTATGATTCATACTGCTGATCTTCTTGCGAGGATTACCATTATAACAATAAATATGGTTTTGCTTGAAAGCGTTTAGAAAATCACACCTTTTATTAGCATACCCTCTATCGTAAATATTGTTATTCTTATCAAAAGGATTAAATCCAATATTATCGCTAAACATAATACTTTCCTTCATCTTTCCTGTGAGGATACCGGGATAATAAACATTACTATCATAATCGGCATCAAAAAGAGGCGGCGGAATCGAACCACCGGATCGCTCCAGTCACCAGACTACCCCAAAGTTTAATTAGTTGTAAAATCCATCCGGATCATAATCTTCTTCATCTTCATCAGCATAAGGATCGCAGTCATCATCCTCGTCCTCATCTTCATTCCATCCCCAATCGTACTCACGATCATAATCGTCCTCATCATCCTCATACGAATCCTCGTTAAAGTTGGATGAGTAAAGAGGCTTCTTTAGTTCGCCTTGATACTCACCAACAACTTCATAACGACAAGTACGAAGTTTCTCGCAATTACAATCGCTAGGAACGCTAACAACATCACGCGGATTAATCTTGACGATCACAATACGATCACCATGATCCACACTACCGTATGTTGCAACGTAGTTCAATGCTCCAGCATGAAGACCCTGTGAGCATCCTACGCTACGATTATCATCAACCTTTGCACGTTGCATGGTGCAAACGTCGCCAACCTTGTTACGAAACTTTCCGGCATACTTATCCATATAATCTCCACGGACGGCCTTATATGCCAAGAAATGTCCGTCCTCAGTAATAGGCAGAT